TGCAACTTGTCGTCGCGCAACACGCGCTGGCGATTGAAACGCAACGCCTCCTCCTGAACAACATGGAGGCCAAACAAGTCAACCGGCTCGCCGAACTGCGGATGCAAAAGCTGTTCCTGGTGAACGCGCGGCGCGCAGGGAGCACACGCGTCTCCCCCGAAAGCTTTCGGGGCCCGTCCGCCGGACCCCAAGGCGCCTCGCCAGTTTAACGATCCAAAACCGAAACCAAAATCGAAAGAACACACACCATGCAAGTAATGAACATCATTGAAGATAACTGCCGCGACCTCGCCAACAGCCGCGCCCGGCTGCGCAAGCTGTTCGAGGCCCGGCAAAAGGCCGTCAACCTCGCCACGCGCGAGTACGACGCCAACATCCGCATCATCCAGAACGATTGCGCGGCGGCCCGCGCCTCCCTTCTGGCCAACCTCCAGACGGGTCGCGACCTGTTCGTCAAACCCAAAACCCGCGAGTTTGCCGGCATCACCGTGGGGTTCGAGAAAGAGCGCGATGCCATCACGCTGCCGCCGGAAGAAATCCTGGTTGACCGCATTGAAAAGTTGCTGCCGGCCGCCCAAGGCAAAACCCTCTTGGACCGTTCCGTCAGTGTCATCAAGGCCGCGTTCAAGAAACTGCCCAAGGACATCCTCCAGAAGCTCGGCTGCAACATTGTGTCCGGCGCCGACAAGGCCGTTGTGCGCGCGAATGACGATGACATTGAAACCCTGGTCCAGAAGTCGCTCGGTGAGGCGGCGGAGGTGGCATCATGAGCGCCGACAAATCCACCTTCAACGAATGGGCGTTGGTTGAACTATTCGGCCATCAGAAAATCGTGGGCAAAGTCAGCGAGTCCACCATCGCCGGCGGCGCGTTCTTGCGCGTGGACGTGCCATCCTACAATGGCCCGCCCGCGTTCACGCGTCTGTACGGCCCCGGCGCGATCCACAGCATCAACCCCGTCAGCGAGGAAGTCGCCCGCGGCCTGATGGACCATTACCGCAACGAACCCGTCAGCCGGTTTGAACTGCCCCAACTCGCGGAAAAATGCGGCAGCGACGCAACTGGCCAAAGGGAGGATTGGGAATGAGTGTTTGCCTTACATCGTTGAATGGGAAAGTCGCAGATGGCATTTCCAATGCTACGTGGTTGGCCATTGTGCGTCATGCCCGCGTATATGAGGGCGACAAAATCCCCGACTGGAACGGTTGCCATGATGGTCAAGAGTGGACGCCAGAGCAACTAACACTGATGGCGAACCGGCTGTCACAAACCTCAAGCCTAATTGGGATTCTGCGCGAGCTGGCTAACAACGGCGGCGTTAAAATATCATGAACAAGATCATCATCAAGCGCGTCAATCATTCCGGCTGTTCCACCGCGATCTTCCGCGCCTACAAGGACTATGGAGGCCTGCCGTCGCCCAAAACCACGCTGAAGGTGACATCGAGCTGCACCAACAATCCGGAAGTGGGAGCCATCCGATGCGCTGCCAAGGCATTTGCCAAATACGTGGAACCCGGTGGCGACGTGGACGAAATTGAAACGCGCGTCAAAGTTGTCGCCGACAAGGATCATGATAATCTCTGGCAAGCGGAGCTTCAGCCGAAATGCCCCTGCGACACGCTGTCAGACACGCGCCCGGTCAAATCCTGGTTCAGTGTGGAAATCTCCATGCCGGATGCAGACAGAACGGTGATGGTCTATTCGCCCAGGGCCAATGAACCGGTCTGGCTCGGCTATTGGGATGGCGAATGCTGGCGCGAGGTAAGCGCGGATGCTTATGACACGGAAGTCACCCACTGGATGGATCTTCCCAATCCGCCGGAGGTGGTATCGTGATTCGGAAATTAACGGTGATCTTTTGCGACAACGAGCACGGGACTGGCGATGTGACGTTCCCGGATATTGGCACAATGGACTCATTTGATACGCAACAAGAGTTTCTCAAAGCGCGCCCGATGAGCACGCTCCGCAAAGACGCCAAGGCGGCCGGATGGGGCCGCGTCGACGGAGCCGACTATTGCCCTGACTGCATGGAAAACGGCATATGACCGAATCCGCCCCAGACCTGAAACACACCCGCCGCCAGCGGAACGATTCCGCAATCCGCACTCCCAACTCCGCACTAGACCGTCTGCCGCCGCATGACATGCAGATGGAAATGGGCGTGCTCGGCTGCTGTCTGATTGCCCCCAACACCTGCATCGGCCAGTGCATTGAAACCCTGAAAGACGACGGCAAGGCCGCCTTTTACGATCTCCGCCATCAGACCATTTACGAGCTGCTGGCGGAGATGTTCAACGCCCGCGTCCCGGTGGATTTAATGACCGTTCAACAGCGGTTAAAGGACGCGCAGATGTTGGAACAGGTTGGCGGCATGGTTTATTTGAGCCAGTTGCAGGATGTTGTCCCCAGCGCCGCCAACCTGTCCTACTACCTGAAAATCGTTCAGGAGAAATACTTGCTCCGCCGGTTGGTTCAGACCTGCACTGGCGTGGTCGGTCGCATCTACGATTTTGAAGGCGACGTGGATCAACTCCTGGATGAAGTCGAAAAGGACATCGCCCAGGTGAACGATTCCCGCGCACAGTCTGGCACGCGTAACCGCGCCGATCTGGTCACCTCCGCGCTGACCACGATTGAAAAAATGTTCAGCCGTCAGGGGGAAATCAGCGGCATTGCCACCGGCTTTGCGGACTTCGATAAAATGACTGACGGCCTGCATGGCGCGGAAATGATCGTGATCGCCGCCCGTCCCTCAGTCGGAAAGACCTCGCTGGCCATGGGCATCGCCGAACATGTCGCCCTGGAATTGAATCTGCCCGTGGGCGTGTTCAGCCTGGAGATGAGCGGTGAGTCCCTGATCCTGCGCATGATGTGTTCCCTGGGCCGGGTGAACCTGCGCAACATCCGCGACGGCTTCATGAGCGAGGCGGATTTTCCCAAGCTCATGGCCGCCAGCGGCCGGATCAATGGCGCGCCGCTGTTCATTGACGACACCGCCGCGCTGTCCATCCTCCAGCTCCGCGCGCGGGCCCGGCGGATGCACGCGCAACATGGCATCAAGCTCTTCGTGATTGATTACCTGCAACTGATGAATTCCGGCAGCCGAAAAGCCCAGGAGAATCGGCAGGTGGAAATCTCTGAAATCTCCGGCGGCGTCAAGGCGCTGGCCAAGGAATTGAACGTGCCCGTGATCGTCTTGAGCCAGCTCAACCGCGAGCTGGAGAAAGACAAAAGCCGCAAGCCCCGCCTGAGCGACCTGCGCGAATCCGGCAGCATCGAACAGGACGCCGACCTGGTCGGGCTGCTATACAAACCCGACCCAGGCGACGAAGAGGAAGACTCGTCGCGCCATAGCGCAGCGGAGGCGGACGGCATCCCGGTCAACTGGCTGATCGCCAAGCAGCGCAACGGCCCCACCGGCGACGTGAACCTGACGTTCCTGAAACCCTACACTCGTTTCGAGAGCCGGAGCAAATTCAGCGATGATGACGTTCCATGACTGACTTTCCCAACATCGTCATCAAGCGGCCGCCGCTCCGGTATTATGGCGGCAAGTTCCGCATTGCGCCTTGGATTATCGAGCATTTGCCCGCCCATAAGAACTACGTGGAAGTATTCGGCGGCGCTGCCGGCGTGCTTTTGCGCAAGCCCCGTTCCAATACGGAAGTCTATAATGACCTTGATCGTCAAGTGTTCGGTTTTTTCCAAATTCTCCGGGACAAAAAACAACGCGCCCAACTTTGCAAACAGATTGCGCTGACACCTTTTTCCCGCGATGAATTTGATTTGAGCTTTGAGGCCACAGATGAGCCAATTGAAGCCGCCCGCAGATTCGTAGTCCGTTGCACTTTTGGCCACGGGACCGCGTCGGTAAATCCCGACTGCTCAAATGGGATGCGCACCGGTGACCACAGGGCCGGCAAATCATACGCGCGCGAATGGACCGGCCTTCCTGCAGCCATCCAAGCCGCTGGCCAAAGGTTTCAGGGTGTGACGTTGGAAAATCTGGATTTCCGCGCGTTGATTCCGAAGTTTGAGAATCCCGATACGGTTTTTTATGTGGACCCGCCGTACCCACTTTCCACGCGCTGCGTTCACGGCAAATCGTACACCCATGAGATGTCTGACCTGGATCACCGGGATCTCGCATGGCTATTAAAGCAGGTCAAAGGCAAGGTTTTGATCAGTGGCTACGAATGCCGCCTGTATGGCGAGCTTTACGGCGACTGGATTCGCCACGAAAAGAACACAACCGCCTCCGGCCAAAATGGCGCGGTTCAACGGACAGAAGTTCTGTGGATTAAACCTTTATGAGCAAACATCTAGCCCTATCCATCCGCCAACCCTGGGCCTGGCTGATCATCAACTGCGCCAAAGACGTTGAGAACCGCGATTGGCCAACGCGCGTGCGCGGCAATGTTTTGATCCATGCCGCCAAAACCATGACTCATGGCGATTATGAAGCGTGCGTCCTGTTCATGGATGCCATTTCCGACAAGATCAATTTTGGGAACCTCCCGGCGCTGCCGTCCTTTGCTCAATTGCAAGCTCAAACCGGCGGCATTGTCGGTCACATGAACATTGAAGATTGTGTGACCACTTCGCCCTCCCCGTGGTTTTGCGGCCGCTATGGTTTTGTTTTGGGCGGGGCGGGATCGTTGGAGTTTCGCCCCTGCAAAGGCCGGCTTGGCTTTTTCCCCATCGAGCTATGAGCAAAGTCCGCTATCCCCGCGCCGACGCCCTGAAGGTCGCCAAAGAGCTTTGCGACGCCCTTAGGCCGTTCACTGACAACCTGATCGTGGCTGGTTCGCTCC